AGCAATCTCGCGGATGTTGAACCGCTCACCGAGGCGCTCGATGAACTTTTCGATGTAGCCGTAGTGGACCACATTGCCTTCGGTGGTCTGCAGGTAGCCTTGGCGCTCCCACACATCGTAAGGAACATGGTCGCGGTTCACGCGCTGGTCGATGTTTTCCTCCGGTATCCAGAAGTACGGGAGGATTACGAACTTGTCGTCCTCGTCCAGCGGTGGAAACACCAGCACAAAGGCCGTGATGTCCGTGGTGGAGGAAAGGTCCAGCCCGCCGTAGCAGACGCGCCCTTCAAGGTCGTCCTCGCTCGTAGCAAAAGCGCAGCGATCCCATTTCTCCATTGGCATCCAGCGCACGGCCTGCTTGACCCACTGGTTGAGCCTGAGCTGACGGAAGGAGTTCTCCTCGGCAGGGTTCTGCTTTGCAGATTCGCAGGCGGCTTTCACCTTGTCGATGCCGACCGTAATGCCGAGAGAGGGGTTTGCCTTCTTCCAGACCTTCGGATCCGTCCAGTCGTCGTTATCATCAGCACCGTAGATCACCGGATAGAAGGTCGGGTCGATCTTGCGGCCCTCGATGATGTCCTTTGCTTTCTGGTGCGTTTCATAACAGATGGACTTGGTGTCCGTACCGGCTGTCGTGATCAGAAAGTAAAGCGGCTGCATACGCGCATCGCCGGAGCCCTTGGTCATAACATCAAAGAGCTTTCGGTTCGGCTGCGTGTGCAGCTCATCAAAGACCACGCCGTGAATGTTGAAGCCGTGCTTCGAGTATGCCTCTGCGGACAGCACCTGATAGAAGCTGTTCGTAGGGATGTACACGATACGCTTGGTGGCCGTCAGGATTTTCACCCTGCGGTTTAGCGCCGGACACATGCGGACCATGTCAGCCGCGACCTCGAAAACGATGGACGCCTGTTGACGATCCGCAGCGCAGCCATATACTTCAGCGCGTTCCTCACCGTCGCCGCAAGTGAGCAGAAGCGCGACCGCAGCCGCAAGCTCCGATTTACCCATCTTCTTGGGTATCTCAATGTAGGCGGTGTTGAACTGCCGGTAGCCGTTTGGCTTTATAATGCCGAACAGGTCCCTGATGATCTGTTCCTGCCAATCAATCAGCTTGAAGGGCTTTCCGGCCCATGTGCCTTTGGTGTGGCAGAGACATTCGATGAAGGAAACCGCGTAGTCGGCCTTGACCTTGTCATAGACGGAGTCCTTGGATTTGAACTTCGTCGGTGTGTATTTCTTCATTTGCCTCAAATAATCACCTCCAAAAAGGCATAAAAAATAGCCGCCATAAGCGACCGTCATAACGAGGAACAGAGCCATGCGGCTCATGTCCCAAGGGTATTTATTTACCGTGGTTTAGTGGTTTTCGGTGTGCAGGAGTATCTCCAGCGCAAGCTCCGTATCCGGGTCGGTGGGCTTGATGTCCCAGCCTCTGTCGTAGTTGCACACGGTTTCGCCGTTTCGCTGAAGCATCAGCTTGGAAATCCTGCCGCCGTCGATTCCGTACTCGGAGCCTTCGTCGTACTGCTTGTACCAGTAGTGGAAGATGCTCTCGTGAACCCGGAGGGTGCCTTCGTGCCAGAGGCGCTTTTCCTCGTTGGCGGGTACCGGGCTTACTTTGATCTTGAAAAGAAAGTCGCCGGTATTCGATACGCAGAAGTCCTCAACCGTACAGTTGCTGAAGCGATCCGGAATGTCGCGCATGCTGCCTTCAAAGTAGGTGGTGTCGAGCTTCCGGTTGGTGAGCGTCACGGTGGCGTTGCGGCTTATAAGGTCGTAGAACTGTTCCAGTTTGATCATCGTCGGTTCCTCCTTTACAGTTTGCTGTTTTCGTGTTCCGGCAGGGTCTTGAGGAAGGCGTCAACCTCCGCGAGGGTCTTGAAGAAGTCCTCGTAAGCGCCGAGCCCGCATTCCCGGATCACTCTGTAGTAGCCTTGGCGGTTCTTCAGGAGGCCGAGCTTGTTCTGTTCTGCGATCTTGCAGGCGGTGCGGGTAAGTTTGCCCATGCTCTTGATCTCGGTGTCCTTGCCTTTTTCAAATGCGCTTTTGCAGCCGGTGTGGTCGATGAATCTCATTGTGTTTTCCTCCATTCGGTTTTCCTTTTTGCATGTACATATATCACTCTAAACGCCTGAAATAGCAAGTCATTTAGCGGAAATATAGTACACAATCTTTCGGGGATTTGACCGGGCTGAAATTGTGTAGTTTATGCCTCTCCGTAAAGGATGAAATGCACATATTCTTTCCGGTTCTCCTCGATGAAAACCACCAGCTCGTAGAAGTTGCGCTCGTAGGCAAGGCGCTGGACCGTGTTCGTATCAAACATGTTCGTCAGACCCGTGTCCCGGATGGCGATGATCTGTTCCTTAATCTTCTCAGTCATTGTCGCTCACCACCCTGCAGCTGTCTTCACCGTAGGCGACGGACAGGCCGGAGCCGTTGTCCCATTTGACCATGATGGAGCCGATGTCATCGACGCCGATCACGGTTCCTTTCGTACCGACCGGAGGAGCCTGAACATCATCCATGTGGAGCAGTTCCACGCGGGTACCGGGCTTGTAGCGGTCACGGAGCCGCTGTAAGGCTGCTTTAGAAATGAAAGGCATCATTCTGCGTTTTCCTCCTTTCCGTCAGTGTCGGCCTTTTTCGCGCCGCTCTTGAAAGCGGAGGATCCGGAGAGGTTGCGAAGCAGTATCTTGCGCTCGGTTTTGAATTCGTCACCGATGAAGCCGAGGCGAAGCAGGAAGCAGCGGAATGCGTACTTGTCGTTGTCGACCTCTTTTTCCTTGGCAGTGATCCGCTTCTGGTTCCGGCTCATTTCGCAAAGGGCCGCGATGAAGTGGGAGTAGGCTTTGATCTCTTCGGGCGAGGGCAGCTCCGAAAACCATGGGAATGCGATGCGGTCCTCTTTAATCTCGATGCGGATGTCGTCCACGCCGAGCGCCTTTTTGATCAGGCTGCCTTTTGCGTCCAGCAGTTTTGTCAGGTTGCCGACCGAAACCTTGTCGAGCGGGATCTCAATCACGAGGCCCGTTTCCTCGGCTTCGGCATCTTCCTTTTCCGGGTTGAAACCGGCTGCGGCCAGCGCGATGATGACCGACTCAATGGTGTCCTGATCGGTGCGCTCGTCCCAGACCATCGTGCCGTCCTTCTCGACCGTGATGTTGTCGATGACGAAGGCGCAGGTGGGCATGAACTTGTAAACCGGCTTCATGCCGATTACCTTGGAAATGACTCCGACCAGTTCTTTGCGCTCGGTTCCGGTTGCGTTGTAGTGTAGTTTTTTCATGGGTTGTACCTCCTTGTTTTTTGGTACTACATATATCACTCTAAACACCTGAAATAGCAAGCGATTCGGGCGAAATATATGTACCAAATATCGCAAGGAATTTGTGGCTGTTATTCGTCTACATTTGACACTTCGTCGAAGCAGAAAGTAACGCCGTCGCGCTGTACGGTGACACCCTCCGAGGAACCGACCTGTTCGATGTAGCGCTTGACGATGACATCACAGAACTTCTCGTCCAGCTCGACCGTGTAGCAGATGCGGTCGGACTGTTCGCAGGCAATCAGCGTGCTGCCGGAGCCTCCGAAGGGGTCCAGAACCACGGCATTGCTCATGGAAGAGTTCATGATCGGATACGCCAGAAGCGCAATCGGCTTCATGGTCGGATGGTCGCCGTTTTTCTTGGGTTTGTCAAACTCCCAGATCGTGGTTTCCTTGCGGCCCGTGTACCACTGGTGTTTTCCGTTCTTCTTCCAGCCGTAGAGCACCGGTTCGTGCTGCCACTGATACGGGGAACGACCGAGCACCAGCGACTGCTTCTTCCAGATGCAGCAGCCGGAGAGGTAGAACCCGGCATCAACGAAAGCCCTGCGGAAGTTCAGCCCTTCGGTGTCCGCGTGGAACACATAGATGGAGGCGTCGTCCGTCATGACGGCTTCCATATTGACAAAGGCGTCGAGTAGGAACTGATAGAAGGCGTCATTTGCCATGTTGTCGTTCTTGATCTTTCCGGCGCTGCCTTCGTAGTTCACATTATAAGGAGGATCGGTCAGGACGAGGTTGGCCTTCACATCACCGAGCAGGGTTTCGTAGGTTTCCTTTTTGGTGGAGTCGCCGCAGACGAGCTTATGCCGTCCGAGCGTCCATACATCACCGGCTTTGGTGAAGGTGGGCTTTTTCAGTTCTTCATCCACATCGAAATCGTCGTCATGGATGCCGTCCTTCAGGCTGTCCTTGAACAGGTCGTCAATTTCTGCCGGATCAAAACCGGTGAGCGACACATCAAAGTCCTCGCCCTGCAGGTCCGCGATGAGAAGGGCAAGTTTGTCCTTGTCCCAATCGCCGCTGATCTTGTTGAGAGCAATGTTGAGAGCCTTTTCCTTGGCCTCGTCCAGCTCCACGACCACACAGTCAACCTCGGTGATGCCAAGATCAATGAGGACTTTTAGCCTCTGGTGGCCGCCAACGACGCGACCGGTCGTCTTATTCCAGATGACCGGCTCCACATATCCGAACTCCTCGATGGAGCGTTTCAGCTTTTCGTATTCCTCGTCACCGGGCTTTAGGTCCTTACGAGGATTGTATTCAGCGGGCAGAAGCTCCGCAGCTTTCTTTTTCTCAATTAACATATCAGACCCCACTCAGCGAAGCGCTCGAAGCCGCCTTTCTCGCGGATGAACTGCTTTGCCGTTTCTACAATTTCTTTATATGGAACTCCGTCCACCATGTCGTCACCGATGGCGCAGCAGAGCTCGACCGGGTTGCCGGTTTCCTGTGCCTTGAGCCACGCATAGATGTTGATGCTGACATCGGCTTTGGAGAGGTCCTTGCCGTGCAGACCGCCTCCGGTAATGGAATCACCCATGTCGGAGCCGAGCTTGCGGTTGGTAGCGCCAGAGTCTACATCCGTGCCGCCAGTCCAGTCACCGAGGGGATTGATAATGGCGGTGGGATATGTTTCCTTCAGGTGTTCGGTCTCGGCATGGCTCTGGCAAAGCACGAGATGGTCGCCGTCGATGATGTATTTGC